ATTTGGGGGATGGGACATCGCTTGAGCTTGAAGTATTGTTCTTGGCGCTAGATAAAGCGTCAGAGACGGGAAAGCTCAGATCACTTGAGTTAACCGGAGCGTGGATCAATGAGGCTTCTGAGATTCCTAAAGAAATTTTTGACATGGTCACCCAGCGTGTCGGACGCTACCCCTCCAAAATCAAGGGAGGTCCTAGCTGGAGTGGCGTCATCCTTGATACAAACCCCCCAGACGACGACAGCTGGTGGTACAAAATTGCCGAGGAAGAGACCCCCAAAGGTTGGAAGTTCTTCCGCCAAGCCGGTGGACTCTACAAAGAAGGCGAAGAGTACAAGCCGAACCCGGACGCAGAAAACATCGACAACCTCCCCGGTGGTCACCAGTACTACCTCAACCAGATCGGCGCGAAAACCGAAGACTGGGTAAATGTTTTCCTGCTTGGGAACTACGGCACAACATCAGACGGCAAGCATGTGTATCCGGAGTTCAACGACAAGATCCATGTAGCCAAAGAAAAGATAGAACCCATACGGGGACTGCCAATCATTCTTGGCTGGGACTTCGGGTTAACCCCAGCATGTGTTATCTGTCAGATGACCCCACGGGGGCAGTTCGTTATTTTGCGTGAGCTTGTGTCACAAGACATGGGCATCAGGCAGTTTGCCAACGACATCGTCAAGCCTGTACTGATGAATGAGTTCAGTGGCTTTCAGAGGTTTTCTGTTGGCGATCCTGCTGGCTCAATCAGAGCGCAGACGGATGAGCGTACTTGCTTTATGGAGTTGCTTGAGGCTGGGATTCCTTCGGAGCCAGCGAACACAAATGATTGGATACCGCGCCGTGAATCGGTGGCGTACTTCCTCACTCGCATGGCGGACGGTATGCCGGGATTCTTGTTAGACCCCAGCTGCCGAGAGCTTCGCCGTGGTTTCAATGGGCGTTACCGCTATGAGCGGATCAAGACGAGTGGCCCCGCAAGGTTCAGGGATCGCCCGATTAAAGATGATAGCTCTCACATACAAGATGCGCTTCAGTATGCGTGTCTAAAGATGAGGTCGGGCTTAAACCCACAACGAGCCAGAGCAATCAAGACGGCTAACAATAAAGGTTGGACATGAGCATAGTCATTGCTAGACCTCCAGTGGAGGTTGACGTATCAGCGCAAACCCCCGGTGGTGAAGGCTTTGAGTTTGTCGAAAGCGAACTAGCTGCTTACATCCATCAGTGCTGGGACAGAGCCAAGTTTGCAAAGCAAACTATCACAGAGCGACTTCTTCAATGCGAGCGTCAGCGCCGTGGTGTCTACGACCCAGACAAAGCAATTGAGATCAACAAGACTGGTGGATCAGACATCTACATGCGCTTAACGGACATTAAGTGCCGTGCAGCTTCTGCGTGGATCAAAGATGTGATGACCGTCAATGGCGACCGTCCATTTGATTTGGTTCCTAAGAACGAGCCAAACATTCCACCAGAGATCAAAGCGTCCATCATTGACTTGGTTAGAACTGAGGCAATGGAGTATGTTGAGTCTGGCGCTGCCATTCACCCAGAGGCGTTTCGTACCCGGATGGAAGAAGTGCACGATGAGATCATCGTCAAGCTTCGTGACGAGGCTAAAGACAATGCTCGCCGTATGCGAGACAAGATCGATGATCAGATGAGTGTGGGTAAGTTTGACGAAGCCTTCAATGACTTCATTGATGACTACATTACTTATCCTTGTGCGATTTTAAAGGGTCCCATTGTTCGCCGACGTAAGTCGATGACTTGGGGTCCAGACTTTACACCTGTCGTGGTGACTGATCTGGTCAGAGAGTTCGCACGGGTTTCACCCTTCGACATCTACCCTTCCCCCAACTCATCAGGTCCAAACGATGGTTGGTTGATTGAGCGTCACCGAATGAACCGTGGCGAGATCCAATCAATGAAAGGCGTGATGGGTTACAGCGATGAGAACATCGACCAAGTCTTAGAGAGATTTGGTGACAAGGGTTTGAGAAGCTGGCTTATGGGCGACCAAGAGAGGGATAACCTTGAGGGTAAACCCCATAGTCTGCTGTACAACGACGCAGTGATTGAGGGCATTGAGTTCTGGGGCGCTGTATCTGGACACACACTCATCGGTTGGGGCATGCCCAAAAAAGAGATTGATGAGAATAAAGAATACGAGATCAACGCATGGATGATTGGTCCATACGTTATCAAGGCGGTAATTAATCCAGATCCGCTGGGTAAGCGCCCATACGAAATTGCTCAGTGGAACGAGATCCCCGGCTCCTTCTGGGGCGGCGCAATGCCAGAGCAAATGCGTGACGTACAGAGCATGTGTAACGCCTCTGCAAGAGCTTTGGCAAACAACATGGGCATTGCCAGTGGACCACAAGCTGAAGTCACTGTAGACCGTTTGCCGGACGGTGAAGACGTAACGTCTATCTATCCTTGGAAGATCTGGCAAGTTACCTCAGATCGCACGGGCGGTGGTCAGCCAGCCGTGAAATTCTTTCAACCCAACATGAATGCCGACGTTTTACTTGGCGTTTATTCAGCCTTTGCAAAGCAAGCAGATGAAGTTACAGGGATACCTAACTATGTTTATGGCAGCTCTGGCGTATCTGGCGCTGGTCGTACAGCCTCTGGCTTGTCCATGTTGATGGACAACGCAGCCAAGGGTATCAAGTCTTCGATTGCTTCGATTGATAAGGTGGTCAGTGGTTGTGTACACCGAATGTATATCCATAACATGATGTACGACGACGATATCTATATCAAAGGCGACTTCTCTGTGGTTGCCAAAGGCGCTATGGGTCTGGTTCACAAAGAGCAGATCACGCTTCGGCGCAATGAATTCTTACAAGCGACAGCAAATCCTGTGGATATGCAGATTGTTGGAATGGAAGGCAGAGCTTACTTGCTGCGTGAGTTGGCAAGTTCCCTTCAGCTTGACACCAGCAAGATTGTTAAAGAGCCAGAGCGCATTAAGTTTGAGGCGGAGAAGATGCAAGCCATGCAAGCGGCACAGCAGATGGCTATGCAGATGCAGCAAGAGCAACTTCCCGCGCCCGGAAATGAAATGACAGTTGACGAAGCTGGCAATCCTGCTGGCGGCGTAGATGCAAACACCATGAATGGAGCAATGCAATGATGAACAAAAAACCAATGGCTGGTAAAAAGTCTGCAACACCCATGATGCCCCAAGGCTACATGAATGGCGGCAAGGTTAAATCTGCCGCTAAGAAATCAATGCCTTCTAAAGGAATGATGCCTCAAGGCTACAAAGATGGTGGCTCTGTTTGCGGCTATCGCTCACAACAAGATTTCGGTAAGTGATGATGAACCGCGCTGACGATAAAGTATTGTCAGCTATTGCCTCGTTGCAAGGCAACCCACAATTCGAAACATTCCATGATTGGCTCAAAGAGTCATATGCTGAATTAATGATCGCAACAACTCTGACGAAAGATGAAACTCTTACTCGTTGGAATCAAGGCGGAAGTCAGGCGCTTGCGGAAATACTCGCAACGCTTCGACAACCTACCCGCCTGAAGTAATTCCCCCGTAGGGGGTTTAGCCAGCCACACGGCTTTCAGTGTGGCAAAACCAAACGCGCCGCAAGGAAGTGTCTATATACCTGACAGGCATAGACATAGCCGAACGACACGCATATGGAGAAACGATGTCCCTACCACGAGCCGTCTTAGAGGCGGAAAAACGTGCTGATGAACTACTTGCACAGTTAAACGGCGCTTCACAACAGCAACAAGAAGAGAGTGCAGTCGTTGCCAGCGACCCCCCACTCAATCAGGAACAAGCCCAATTAGATGCTGTTCCGGCGGAACCCGCGCAAACCCAAGCTCCAGTTGATGCTCCTCCGGCAGAGGAAGACCTCACATGGGAACAAAGGTACAAAGCGCTAATCGGCAAATTCAACGCCGAGGTACCGAGACTGTACGCTGGAAATCGTGAGCTTACCGCGAAGCTGCAAAGTATCGAGAAAGAGATGGAGGCTGTTAAAGCCGCCAAAGCAACTCCCAAAGAGTCGCTCGTTAAGCCAGAAGAAATTCAAGAATTTGGTGAGCCACTGGTGGATCTTATCCGCCGTGCCGCTAGGGAAGAAGCATCTGCAAAGGATGCTGAGATCCAAGCGTTGCAATCCAAGCTTGAACGTTTCGAAGCAAGTTCTACCAAGACTCAAGAGATTGACTTTTATGAGAGGTTAAGAACTTCAGTCCCTGATTGGGAAGACTTGAATAGGAACGAAGGTTTCTTAAAGTGGCTTAGTGAATACGATGAATTGACTGGGTTCCAGAGGCAGGATTCTCTAGACGATGCTGTAAGAAATAACGACGCAATGCGCGCAGCACGGTTCTTCAACAAGTGGAAAGAGATGTCGGTAAAACAAGCCGCAACCGCATCTAAGTCTATGGAGTCACAGGTCGTACCTTCGACTTCCACAGTATCGACACCGCCGCCGGGTAAAAAGATTTGGACTCGAGGAGAGATCCAGACCTTTTATGAAAAAGCCCGACGAGGTGAGATCTCAGACAAAGACATGGTTGCTATCGAAGCAGACATCCATGCAGCTCACGTAGAAAAGCGTATTCGCTAAAAGTGAGTCGGATGTCATCTTGAAGGAAATTCAAAATGGCTATTAGCACTACCTCGGGATACTACGTATCCGGTCAAACGACCAACTCATACGGCGCTAACTTCGTACCAGAGATCTGGTCTGGCAAGCTCCAAGTTAAGTTCTATAAATCCACTGTTCTCAGTGAGATCACGAACAACGACTGGGAAGGCGAGATCAAGAACTCTGGCGACAAGGTTTACATCCGTACCATCCCAACAATCAACATCAGTGATTACACCAAAGGCATGAGCTTGACCAGTCAAGTTCCCGTCTCTACGCCAATCACATTGACTGTTGATTACGGCAAGTACTTCCAAGTAGTTGTTGACGATGTGGATGCTGCACAGGCTGACGTTAAGCTGATGGACATGTTCACCAGCGACGCCGCTCAACAGATGAAGATCGGCATTGACAGCGCTGTTCTGTCTGCTGTTGCTGGCGCAACATCGACCGCTGCTGCTGCCAACCAAGGCGCTACTGCTGGAGCTATCTCCGGTGGCATCAACTTGGGTACTACTGCTGCACCTATCACTTTGTCTAAGTCTACTGTTCTGGACACAATCTTGAACATGGGTCAGGCGCTTGATGAGCAAAACGTTCCAGAAGATGGCCGCTTCATTGTTATCCCTGCGTGGATGTCCGCAATGATTAAAGGCTCTGATCTGAAACAAGCCTACTTAACTGGTGACGACACATCACCATTGCGTAACGGCAAGATTGGCATGATCGACCGCTTCACGGTCTACACATCCAACAACTTGTACAACGCAAGTTCCAAGTGGACTCTCCTCGCTGGTACAAAAGATGCGGTCTCTTTTGCATCTCAGATCACCAACGTGGAAACACTCCGCTCTACCTCAACATTCGGAAACATCATGCGTGGTCTGAATGTGTTTGGTTTTAAAACAGTTAAGCCAGAAGCATTGGTAACCGCAGTTGTTACCAAGTAATTAACAGGTCTCCTGTAGTTGCCACTTAAAGGGAGGCGGGCGAATAACCCCCTCCCTTCTTTTTATATGACCGTAAAACTAATGATCAACACAAAGACAGAAATGGTTTCTGTTTTTGACGAGCGAATTATTGAGGAGAGACCTTGGTATGTCCCATACAACGAAGGTGACCCAATTCCTGCAGACCCAACTGTCCCGCAGCAAGCAGTGGCTGTTGAGCCTGAAGCAGAAGTTGCAGAGTCTGAAGAAGACTCCGTAGAAAAACCAAAGCGCAAAAACTGGAAAGAGGCTATTGCTGAAAAAGCGCAAGAGCTTTCCGAGCAAGAAACTACCAATCAAGAGGTTTGAACATGAACGGCTTGTACGCAAATATTAACGCAAAGAAAAAGCGGATCGAAGCGCAAAAAGCCGCAGGTAAAACCCCTGAAAAGATGAGAAAGGTTGGAGAGAAAGGCGCTCCAACTGATAAAGATTTTAAGCAGTCAGCAAAGACGGCAAAGAAATGATTAAGCGCGGTTCTGAAGAGTTTAGCGGGTACAACAAACCCAAGAAGACTCCCAATCATCCAAGCAAATCTCACGCTGTACTGGCGAAATCTGGAGACGAAGTAAAGCTGATTCGTTTTGGTCAGCAAGGCGTCTCAGGTTCTCCGGATGGAAGTGCTAGGAACGAATCATTCAAAGCTCGCCATGCTCAGAACATCTCCAAAGGAAAGATGTCTGCGGCGTATTGGGCTAATAAGGTTAAGTGGTAATTCAAATTTAACAAGTATGCCGGTGAGCTGCTTGAAAACTTAAAGAGGCTTTAAATGATTGCATCAGACATAACATCCAGAGTAAGGATACTTCTTAACGATATTGATGCTACACGCTGGCTAGATACTGAGCTATTCAAATGGATCAATGACTCGCAAAAACTTGTAGCAATGATGCGTCCAGACGCAAGCGTAGCTACATTTGTTATGCCTTTGATTGCAGGTACAAGGCAGTCGATTCCAACCGGTGGTTTTAGATTGTTGGATGTTGTTCGAAATGTCGTGACTGTCACCGGAACCACGGCAGCAAATCAAGTTGTCACTGTACCCGGCAGATCTGTTCGAATTGTCGACAGAGAAGTTTTGGACACGCAAGATCCAATGTGGCATACAGCCACTGGTTCCGCTGAAATCAAACACTTCATCTACGACAACAGATCCCCTACCCTGTTTTACGTATACCCGCCAGCAACAACCGCTGCAAAGCTTGAAGTTGTTTACTCTGTAGCTCCCACCGATGTTGCTGCAGCTGGTGATACTTTGTCTATCTCTGACATTTATCTAGATGTCATCCTGAACTATGTGATGTACAGAGCGTACTCTAAAGATGCTGAATATGCGTCTAATGCAGCATTGGCAAATAGCTACTTGAGTATTGTCAACACTATGCTTGGCATCAAGACTCAGAAGGATGTGGCTTACTCACCTGACTTGAACTCTAAAGGATCTTCACCTGCGCCGGGCTTGACGGCTGGAGGTGTGTAATGGTTTCCTATGATGCATTCTTGCCACGGGTTTTAATTGATGCCTATGGTTGCCCAGAGATTGTGGCAACTCAAGCTATTAGGGATGCGGTCATAGAATTTTGTAGTCGTAGCAATTTCATTCAAAGAGATCACGACCCAATTACGGTTGTTACAGGCATCAGCGATTACGATCTAGAGCCACCAGCAGGTCAGCTTGTGGTAAAGATTTTAAAGTGCTGGTTCAAGATGACTGAGTTGTCACCAATTGCGCCAGACTTTGTAAATAGTCCAGCGTTCTATAACAGCAGTATTCCAGATAACGCACCATCCATTTCGACGCCGTTGTCATTCACGCAAAAAGATGAACGTACATTTTCCATTTACCCAAGCTCCAAAGACACGGTTGCAAATGGATTAACACTGCGTATTTCTTTAAAGCCAACTCGGTCTTCAACAACTTGTGAAGATTCAATATTTGAAGACTATGCAGAAACCATTGCACATGGCGCATTAGCAAGACTTTTGGTTTCACCCGGAAAGGCATATATGAATGTAGCTGCAGCTGGAATGCATGGCGCTGCATTTAACACTGGGATCAACGACGCCAGACAAAGAGCTTCTCGTGGTCATGTCCGGTCCGGTATGCAAGTACGCATGAGGAAAATCTAATGGCCGACAAAATAAAACTTGTTCAAGGTGACAACCTTCCATTTGTGAAGTTGACGCTGACTGACCCAACAACTGGGTTGGCAATTAATTTATCAGATGCCGCTACGGTTGTTCGTGTTTACTTTAGAGCTGTAGGTAGCAAAACTGTTCTTTCAACAATTACTTGCGAAAAAGTAAATAACGGAACAACAGGTCAAGTTCGTTTTAATTTTTCTTCAGGTGTTCTGAATGTTCCGGCTGGACCATATGAAGGTGAAGTTGAAATTAGCTTTGATGGATTTATCCACACGATATACGATTTACTCAAGTTCACTGTGCGTGAACAAATTTCTTCCACAACTTAAAGGAAAACAACATGTCTGCAATGTCCGACTATTTGGAGAACAAACTAATTGACCATGTGTTTCGTGGTCAGACATATAGCAACCCTGTGCTGTATGTTGGTTTGCTTACTGGCGCTCCCGGTGAAGCTGGTGGAGGCACAGAGGTTTCTGCTGGCAGTTACGCTCGAGTTAAAGCTGCAGCTGGTGCAAGTCAAGCGCTGACCGATTGGAAATCAACGCAGAATGACAGCGTTGCTTCTACAGGTACTGGTGGCAACACAACCAACACAAATGCATTGACATTCCCAACGCCTTCAGCAACTTGGGGTACTGTGACTCACTTTGGTTTGTATGATGCAGACAGCGGCGGCAATTTGTTGTTCTACGGCACTTTGACCATCGCCAAGACTATCAACCAGTCTGACACAGTTACATTCCCTGCCGGTTCACTGTCTATCACTTTTGCTTAATCGCATGTAGACTTTTATGATTTTCAATGGCGGTCAATTAAACGCAGCCACGCTTAACGGCAGTGCTGGTTTACTTGTATCGTTAGCTGGAAATGCTGTCAGTAGTACAGCGTCCGTTACTGGATCACTTGGTCTTACAAAGGGCTTCTCTGGTTCGATAACCGGGGTCTGTAATGTAACTGCTTCCGCAACAGTCAATTACACTTTTGCGGCTTCAGCATCTACAACAGCAACTACCAGTGCGATTGCAAGTTTAAACGTACCGTTAGCGGCATTAGCTTCTGCGGTTGCGACAACATCTACAGCTACAGCATCTTTAACAAAGAGTGTCTCAGGCTCTGGAAGTGCGGCAGGTACATGTACCGGAACCGCATCCTTCTTATTAATTTTTGAATCTCAAGCATCCGCATCTGTAACAACAAGTGCTCAAGCCAACCTAGAGAAAACCCTAGGTGGAATTCAGGCGTTTGGAACAACAACAGTTGCGGTATCGAACGCTAATGTCACAAAGAATTTAAACCTCTCTGTTAACTCAGTTTCAACAGTTGCTGTTGAATCTGTTGAGTTGGTTAAGAGTTTAGCGTTGACAGCATTTGCTGCTGCATCAACGACTGCGACTGCAAGATTACAGATAGATCTTTCTGCTTCCGCATCTAGTTCAGCAACTACCACAGCTTCAGCAAGTCTTACAAAGAACTTGCAGATAGTAGCCTCCGGTGTGGCAGTCGTTGCCGTTGCGCCGGTTTCGCTAGTTAAGTCTTTGTCGTTTGGTGCAAACGCAATTGCAAACACCTCTGCTGCGGCTGGCATCGAGAAGAGTTTTTCACTGGTTGCAAGTGCAAGCGCACTGACAAGCGCACAAGCCAGTCTCACAAAGAATTTGAATATCACTGCAACCGGTGTTGCTACTATTAATGTAGCGCCAGTTGATTTGGTCAAGTCTTTAAGCTTCGCGGCAAATGCGACGGCAAGTACATCTGCTGTTGCAGACGTTACAAAGTCTCTGTTTTTGGTCGCAAGTGCAAGCGCATCAACAAACGCGCAAGCAAGCATTACAAAGATTCTACAAATAACAGCATCTGGCGTAGCCACTATTGAAGCGGCTCCAGTTGATCTTGTAAAGCTTCTATCGGTTGCTGCAAGCGCGAGCGCAAGTACATCAGCCGTTGCAGACATAACAAAGAATCTTGCGTTGGTTGCCAGTGTGGCGGCTAACACAAACGCTAGTGCTTCTGTGACAAAGATCATAGAGGCAGCTGGTTTTGCAATAGCAACGACGACTGCCATTCTTGAGTTAAGAAAGCTTTTGGCGGCGGCAATAAGTGCAACAGCTTCTCAAGAATCTTTGCTTTCTCTGACTAAGCTTTTGGTTGGGAATGGCGAAGCTTCTGCTGTTGAAACTGGTTTTGTTGATATTACAAAGAACTTTGCTGCACAGCTAAATGCTATAGCGACCATTGACTTTGCAAATGCACAGGTTCGCAAGAATCTCTCCGGCGCTCAGTCCGCCACAGCCCAGATTACAAGAGCAAGGTTAGTAAGTTTCCCAACTTTCAGCAAGCTTGCTCTTGCAACTAGTGTCTCCACCATCGAGGCGTCGGCATCAACGATTGAGGTTCAGTTCTCTGTTTCCGCAAATTACATCATTGCAAGCGCAGTGACGGCAGATATCGTTTGCGGTGTAAGTGTTGCAAGCATTCAAGTCGATGCAGTTTTGGAAGATATTGAAATGGTTTACGACATCCAACAAATTTACGGGATAGCAGCATAATGGCAGTCTTGTACAAAAACAATGCAGCGTCCACATTGGCGTCTGGCATTAACACAACAGCTACAAGTATTGTGTTGGCAAGTGGCGGCGGCGCTAAATTTCCTGCGGTTACTGGATCAGATTTCTTTTATCTGACTATTCTTGATGGCGGTGGTAACTTTGAGATTGTTAAGGTTACCGTCAGAACAGCAGATACATTGACTGTTGTTCGAGCGCAAGAAGGCACTACTGCGCTTACCTTTGTAAGCGGCGTAATTTGTGAGCTAAGAATTACTGGCGGCTTACTGGATCAATTTAAGTCTGATACTGCAACAAGTATTACGTCAAGCAACGTTACAAACGCACTCGGATTTACTCCATACAATGCCAGCAATCCTAGTGGTTATATCACTGGAATTACTTCCGGTAATGTGACCACAGCACTAGGTTTTACGCCCTACAACGCCACTAATCCTAACGGTTATATATCTGGCATTACGTCGGCTAACGTCACAACTGCTTTGGGTTATACGCCTTACAACAGCAGCAACCCATCGGGCTACATTACCGGCATCACATCCGGCATGGTGACCACAGCTCTGGGCTTCACACCATACAACAACAGCAATCCAAGCGGCTACATCACGAGCTCTGCGCTGTCAGGCTATTTGACTTCTGCGTCAGCGGCTAGTACTTATTTGCCTTTGAGTGGAGACTCTACCCGCAGCGGCACTACAACGCTGTCTGGCGTCACGGTATTTAATAACTACATTAGTCTGAACGGCGACTTTTACCATAACGGCAATCAGTACATCCTCAATGCTGCTCAAAACGGCTGGATTAACACTCTTAGTCGCAACGGCGGTAATCCGTTTATCAACAACGTTACATACAACGGTAACGTAATTCTTCACGCAGGTAACTACAACTCCTATGCTTTGCCATTAACCGGCGGTACTCTTAGCGGCACATTAGGGTCGGCTCGTAACGACATACAACGTATTCTTGAGACGTACAACACTTCGGCTGGCAGTCCAACACAGTTTTTTATTGAACATAGTTATGGCGGCGTCAATATTGGTAACGCTCGCGGCAACATAAATATTTCATCTGGTTCGCTTTTACACGGTGGTAGCCAAGTCCTCCACGCAGGTAACTACACAAGCTACAGCCCATCTCTGACTGGCTCCGGTGCAAGCGGAACTTGGGGTATTAGTATTACAGGTAGTGCAAATACTGCTAACTCCGCATCAAATTCCAATACTGTAGGCGGACTTGCCCCAGCTCAGTTCTTCAACAACATGGGGAACAACCACAGTACGTACACTGACTTCAATAGTGTGCCGGGCTTTGGCGCTTACTACGTTCAGCAAGGTACAAATAGCCCAACTGGAGTGGCGGCTAATCAATGGTATGGATTTACATTAGGACTAGGAAACCAATATTCTTTAGTAGATTACGGAACGCAAATCTATTGGCCACGCCGCGCTCAAAACGGCGACACGTATATTTACATCCGAGATCGCGAAGGCGGCTCTTGGACAAGTTGGACAAAAATTAGAGCGGGTTATGCTGATACAGCTGGCTCAGCAACAGATAGTTCTAAACTTCCATTAAGCGGCGGCACAATGTCCGGCGCTATTAGTTTCCAACAACCTGTTGGGCTTAATTTTGCCAACGGACAGTACATAAGGGACAACGGCAGCGGCGGTCTTGTAATCTATAGTGGCGCAGCAGTAAACATAAACGGCACGTCTGTAACGATTAACGGCAATACCGCACTTCACGCAGGTAACTACACTAGCTACGTAAACCCAAAAGGTGGCGGTTGGTATGGCTCTGGTTTACCCGGAACTCGCTGGGGTGGATACAGTACCAGCGGTGGTGAAATTTCTTTTGGCGATGGTCTGCCCAACGCCGGTCAAATGGGAATTCTGGCAGATGGTTGTTACGTCGCTGCGGAAAACAATGGTTTTTGGTCTTTAGCTAGCGACAACACTTGGGGTTCTCGCCGTGGTATGTATTGGGATGGAACCTACCTAAACTTTACGACCAACAATGCCACGGCTTCCTTTACCAATGCGTTAATTGGTGGAAATCAAATTTTCCATGCAGGTAACTACACCGGCTTTAGCGGCATCTTTCGAGCTTTGGGTGCTCCATCCTCTAGTAATGACTGGAACAGCCTAGGTAATACATACGCTAACAGCGTAATTCAAGTTGACCCATCAAACTTTTCAAGTACAAGCAACGGCCCAACAGCAGCTTCATACACTTACGGCACATTGCTGAATTTTACGACTAACTCGAATTCACAGTCGCAGATTTTTATCAGCCACGCAGGTAATGATTTGATCTTCCGTGGCGGCTGGGGCGGTGCAAGCTGGCAGACATGGAACAAGGTTCTTACAAACCAAAACTACAACTCCTACAGCCCCACATTAACAGGCGGTAACGCATCCGGTACTTGGGGCATCAGCGTCACTGGAACAGCTGGATCAATCTCTGGGTATAACAACCCTACCACTTCGGTTTCCGCAAACACAATTGCTTATCGTGATGGTGCAGGGGATATAGCTGTTCGCGAACTTGTTATGACGGTTGGTGTTCAAGATTTCACACCATCTTCACTTGTAGCCATTTACCCAACTACTAATCAAGCAGTTAAAGTTAATGCTAGTGGAGCGCGTAATTTTCTTGATGTGCCTACCCGAGGCGGCGGCAATGCGTCCGGTAGTTGGGGTATCAGCGTTACTGGAGCCTCTCGTTACTTAGCTCACACTGATGGGCCAAGAGACCTTTCTGATCGATCTCCAAGTTGGGCGGCTCGTAGTGCTATTTTTGATTTCGTAGGCGCAGGCAGCGGAAACGGAGCTGGCAACTATGCAGGTGTTCTTACTTTTTGTCCGTGGGATGGTACGTCTGCAAGTACGGGTGATTCATCTTATCAACTAGCTTTCGGAAATGAATCTGGTGTAAATGCAAGTGGCATGCCGAGGCTAAGTATTCGCAATGGTATTAACTCAAGTTGGAACGGCTACCACATACTGCTTCACAGCGGCAACGCCAGCAACTACGTTCTTCCATTGAGTGGAGGTACGTTAACTGGTGATTTGAGCATCGGTAACGGTGGCGCAAATACCGGTCTTGCTATTTATCACGGTGCAGGTGCTGGGGATTACGGAAGAATTCGTTTTTATCAAGCTGGATCAAACCAACAAACAATTCATATATTCCCACCTGCTTGGCAAGGTGCGTCTTTTGCTGGTGGTTCTGCTGGTTCAATAAACTTAACTGGACAAAACGGCGTAACCTTCGGGAACTGGAATGCCCCCGGTATGGCTGTTAATAACGCTGGGGAAACGTGGGTACGGGGCAATATAAATCTTGGCTATGACGCCGCACACGCTATTGGAAGAAGTTTCTGGGCTGGTGGCGGAGGCTATCCGGGTTATCAATATACAGGCGGCAATTACCGTTTTGGTTTTAGTTCTACTAGCGGGTACATTGATGTTTATACCGATGGAAATTTCTATGCTGGTATTGACCTGAATGGTTCTAACAACCTCGTTCTCCACGCAGGTAACTTCACCAGCTATGCGGCATCGGCCAGCCACACTCAGAGCGTAACTACTCTATCCGATCGTCCAGATTGGTTTGGTGGTGGGGCGTTTATTGGAGGTCATAGTAACGCTAATGACTGGCGCAACAGCGGCTTCTACGAAAACGGCGGAGGTGGTTCCAACTGGCCCAGCGTTACTTGGTATAACTCCATCAATGTAAGGCATAGCAACACTGGTAACTACCACGGCTTCCAAGTTACCATGAGTTACTACGACAATAACTTGTGGTTCCGAAGCTACCAAGGTGCTGGAACATTCCAATCTTGGGCTCGCGCTTTAAGTAACCAAAACTTTGCTGAGTACGCCATCAATCGTGGCGGCGATACTGTTGGCGGAGTCATCCAGTTTGGTATAAATAGGAACGGTCGCTCTGGTAACACAGATACTGCTGCTCTACAAGCGTATAGCACTGGAAATAACTCGGCATACATGTCTTTCCATAAAGGCGGTCACTACGCCACTAATATGGGTCTTGACGATGACAACGTACTGCGTATTGGTGGTTGGTCTGCTGCAGCCAACCGTTGGCAATTAGACATGAGCGGTAATGGAACTTACGCAGGTAACGTAACAGCCTATTCTGACGAGCGTCTTAAAACTAATTGGCAGCCAATGCCAGAGGATTACGTCACTCGCTTGGCTCAAGTCAAAGTAGGTATCTACGACCGCATTGACGAAAAAGAAATGTCTCAGGTCGGTGTTTCAGCTCAGTCGCTTCAGAGATTGCTTCCACAGGCAATCATGACGACTAAAGACGAAATGCAAACCCTCTCTGTCTCTTATGGCAATGCAGCTCTTGCATCTTCCGTGGAGCTAGCAAAAGAAGTTGTTGATTTACGCACTCGCGTATCTCAACTTGAATTCCTTATCAACCAACTCATCGGAGATTAACCATGACTACACCCGTTCTTAACCCTTCTGCAGTTGTAGAGCCAACATACACTGCGACTTTCACAATCAAGGTAAACGGTATTCGTACTGCTACCGTTGGACAACACACAGGTGTTGTCAAACAAGTGGAGTGGACACTGATCGGCGAAGAAGCTGGTCAGAAGTTTGAGTTGCCACAAGTAACTAATCTAGGCGACCCCGCCGCTGAAGGTTTTGTTCCATTATCTAATTTGACTGAAGCTGCAGTTGTTGCTTGGATTGAATCAGCAGAAACGCGCTTACCCGGTATCAAGGCTCACATCCAATTTGTTCTTGACAGAGAAGTTGCTAGGTCTGCATTGGCTTCGACAGCTATGCCTTGGGCTCCAGTTGTTGAGACTCCTGCTGCGCCAACACCAACACCTTAAGCCATGCCAGCTCTGCAGTCGTCCGGAGCGATTTCAATATCGCAGATTAATGCTGAGTTTGGTCGCGGCAATAATCTAAACGCCTACCGAGGCACCACTTGGTACACGGACGCAGGTGGTTCTGGCACGTTCTCTTCGGGCGCAATCTCGATGAGCGAGTTTTATAGCAAACGTGCTACCCCCGCATTCACAGTAGCGTACTCAAGCGGCTTTGGTAATGGGTATTTTATTGATGATGTGTTTTATAGCTTCGGAGAAGCAGCTGGCGCAGGTATTCGGTGGAATGCTAATGGAACTATGGATCAGTACGGCTTTGATTTTGGATACCAATCTCTTGGCCAAACTTGGGGAAACCCAACTACATCTGGAATAGGCTCAAACTACTGGATTCGGTTTACACGAACAGCAGCAGTTGGTAATGGTGCAGCTGCTGCGTCTACTGCTTCTACTGGTTGGCTTCAATTAACTTCCCCGGGTAGAGAAATTGTTATTTACCAAGATATAGCTCGACAAGTATATGCTGAGTACACTGTGGAAATATCTTCGAGTTCTTCAGGCTCACCTGTATTAACTACACGAACTGGTATTACTATTCAACTATCTAACGGTTACCTCTAATTAAAATACGATCATGGACAACCAACAAATCTTTAAAATTGAAGTGTCTAAGTATTGGCAAACGTAAGCATTTATAATAGAATATTAGCGTTGATAACATCAACATCTAATTCAACAACTTAGGAGCTATCAATGAATGATGAAGCGTATATCCAGAATCTATTAGGTGAAGTTGCTGCGCAGCGTGATGCAGCTCTCAATCAACTTGCATCTGTTGCAGCCCGAGCCAAGACTCTTGAGCAAGAAATTGCGAAGATGAAGCAAGGTGATCAAGAACCTCAAGAAACTCCGCTTCCTAACTAAGCAACCCCAGAATTAAAACAAACCCGCTTCGGCGGGTTTTTTGTTGTCGAAAGATTTTATGGAAAACGTAGAAACAAAGCTGGCAGTTCATGAAGCCATCTGCGCCGAGCGATACAGCAAGATATCTGACTCTCTAAATGCTGGAGACAAACGAATGACCAAGATCGAGTATCTGTTGTACGGCGTTATCTTGGCAGTTCTGTTTGGACCCGGCGTTGCAGCGGAGTTCTTTAAGAAATTAGTTGGTCTTTGACTACGTTAGTTAAACCACAGATGAAAGATGAAATTTATTGTCTTTCTGTTTTTCATCACGCTTTCAGGAGCCTCTAGCCAAGACAAAAATAATGAATATCGTTGTATCCGCTGGACATGGACAGGTGATGTTTACAACAGAAAAGTTGTTTGCCTTGAATGGAAAAGAGTGGAGAAAAAATGATTGATCCAGTAACAGCACTAGCGGGAATACAGTCTGCAATTAGCATGGTCAAGAAGGCTGCGAAAGTAGCTAATGACCTAGGCTCTCTCGCGCCGATGATCGGCAAGATGTTTGATGCAAAAAGCACTGCTACCAAAGCAATGCTTCAAGCAAAGAGAGATAAGAAAGGTTCCAACATGGGAACCGCTCTTCAGATTGAAATGGCGCTAGAGCAAGCCAGAGCATTTGAAGAAGAGTTAAAGATGTTGTTCATGCAAACAGGAAAGATAGATGTTTGGAACAAGATCAAAGCCCGTCAAGCAGAGATGGACAGAGATGACGCCAAAGAGATAGCTTCGCTTAAAGCGGCTGAGAAGAAGCAAAAAGAAAAAGACGCTGAGATGCAAGAGTGGGCCATTGCCATTGGTGCGATTGCGTTCTTGTTGTTTTTATTATTCATCGGCATCTATGAAATGGTGCAGTTTTGCGGCACTACAAATCGCTGCGGTAGATGAGTCATGAACGAGTACCAAAAACAGTTCGATTTGTTTTGCAAAGTGTTTTGCTACGGTTGCGTTGCATGGTGGTTTCTCGGTTTCTTAAAGTTTCTACCAGATGATTTATCAAACAAGATTGTTAACCTTTTACTGGGGAAGATTGGGTTATGAGAGTCACGCTATACCAAAT